CTAGATTTGGTATACTATCTAAGTCTGGTTCTGATGCTAAAAAAATGTTTACAGACAAGGTTGTTCCTATATCTGTAAACTATCCGTTTTTCTTTAAACCCATACAAGACGGTATGGACAGACCTAAATCTGAATTAGCATATCGTGTTCCTGCTGCTAAGCTTACTAGAAAAAGCATAGGCAGGGTAGACGCTATGGCAGCTTTACAGGGTTTGGACACTACAATTGACTGGAAAAACACTGGAGATAACTCATATGATGGTGAAAAACTTCGCTTATTAGTTCATGATGAAAGTGGTAAATGGGAGAAACCAGATAACATATTAAACAACTGGCGAGTTACTAAAACTTGTTTACGTTTAGGTAGTAAGGTTATTGGTAAATGCATGATGGGTAGCACTTCAAATTCACTTGAAAAAGGAGGTGGAAACTTTAAAAAGTTATTTTACGATAGCAGTCCTCAAGAACGAAACGCTAATGGTCAAACTAAAAGTGGATTATATTCACTGTTTATACCAATGGAGTGGAACATGGAGGGCTTTATAGATAAGTATGGAATGCCTGTTTTTAACAATCCAGAACAAGCTGTTTTAGGTATTGATAATGACATGATATATCAAGGTGTTATAAGCTATTGGGAGAACGAGGTTTTTTCTTTAAAACAAGATAGTGACGCTTTAAATGAATACTATAGACAATTTCCTCGCACAGAGTCTCACGCTTTTAGAGATGAGTCTAAAAACACTCTATTTAATCTATCTAAGATATATGAGCAAATAGATTATAATGACACCTTTAGTAATAAAGGGGGGTTGTTAAGAGGTGATTTTTATTGGGCTAATGGAGATAAAAACAGTCATGTAGAGTGGTCTCCAAATCCAAAAGGAAGATTTATTACAAGCTGGATTCCGCCAAAAAACATAAGAAATAATGTTGAGGTTAGAGGCAATAGCAAGTATCCTTTAAATGAACATATGGGTTCATTCGGATGTGATAGTTATGATATTTCTGGAGTTGTAAATGGCGGTGGTTCTAAAGGAGCCTTGCATGGTATGACTAAGTTTCATATGGATGATGGACCTGTTAATACGTTTTTTTTAGAATATATATCTAGACCTCCTACGGCTGAGTTGTTTTACGAAGATGTTTTAATGGCTGTGCATTTTTACGGAATGCCTATACTTGTTGAGAATCAGAAGCCTAGGTTGTTATACTATTTAAAAGAAAGAGGCTATAGACCCTTTTCTATTAGCAGACCGGATAAAGATAAAAAGTCGTTATCAAAGACAGAAAAAGAACTTGGAGGTATTCCTTCAAGCACTCCTGTTATTGGAGCTCACGCTGAAGCTCTTGAGGCTTATATACAACAATATGTTGGAGTAATAGACAACCCAGATTACGGAGATGTTGGAGAATTAGGAGACATGCCTTTTAATAGAACTCTTTTAGACTGGGCTAATTATGATATTAACAATAGAACAAGATTTGATGCTACTGTAAGTTCAGGCTTTGCTATCATGGCAAACCAAAGCCGAGTCAAGCTTAAGTCACAAAAAGATAGTAAAATATCTATTAACTTTGCAACATACAGTAACAAAGGTTTTGTTAGTGAAATTATAAAGCGAATATGACAAGTAAACCACGCTTCCAGAATGGCAGTGGATTTCCAAATCAATTTGCCCAAGATGCTGAAAAAGAGTCTTTAGAGTATGGTCTACGTGTAGGTCAAGCTATTGAGTCTGAATGGTTTTCTAGGGAGCACGACACAGCGTTGTACAATGAATTGCGTTCGGAATATCTACGTCGTCGTTTATATGCAAAGGGCAATCAGCCTGTAGATAAATATAAGAACGAACTGTCAGTAAACGGAGATTTGAGTTATTTAAACTTAGACTGGACACCTATACCTATTATTCCGAAATTTGTTGATGTTGTTGTTAATGGCATTAGTAACAGAATGTTTGATGTAAGGGTTGAGTCTTTAGATGAAAGCTCAAACGAAAAGAGACAAGGTTTTCGTGATGAGATGCAGGCTGACATGATTGCTAAGCCAGTCTTAGAACAGTTGAAAAAAGACACTGGTGTTGACGCTTTTAATTTTGATTCTAACACATTACCAGATACTGACGAGGAGCTTGACTTATACATGAAGTTAAGTTACAAGCAATCAATTGAGGTTGCTGAGGAAACAGCAATCACATCTATACTGAAATACAACGACTACGATGAAATCAAGAGACGTTGTGATGAAGACCAAACGGTATTAGGGATGTCTGTAGCAAAGCATAAGTTTGATGTACATGATGGTGTACGTCTTGAATATGTAGACCCTGTAAATTTTGTATACTCTCCAACTGAAGACCCTAATTTTAGAAACTGTTATTATTTTGGAGAGGTAAAGTCGGTTCATGTTTCTGAATTAAAAAAGATTTCTCCTGACTTAACTCAAGATGAATTAGAGGAAATAGCGACATTGGCTAGCCGATTTATTGGTAATAGCGGCTTACAAAATTCAACTAGTCAAAGTGGGTTAGATAAAAACGAAGTATCGTTACTTTATTTTTCTTACAAGACTGATAAGGAGATATCTTATAAAATTAAAGAAACTGTAAATGGCGGTAAGAAAGCTATACAAAAAGATGGCTCATTTAACCCTCCAAAAACAGAGCAATCTCGTTTTACTAAAGCATCTAGAAGAATTGATGTTTGGTATGAAGGAGTTTTAGTTCTCGGAACAAATAGACTAATGAAATGGGAGTTGATGAAAAACATGGTTAGACCATCATCAGCATTTCAAAAAACAATTCCTCCTTATATTGTTTCAGCGATGAAATTATCTAAAGGAGATATTGACTCTTTAGTTAAAAGAATGATTCCATTTGCAGACCAGATTCAGCTTATTCACCTTAAGCTGCAGCAAGTTATTGCAAAGATGATACCTGATGGGGTGTTTATCGATGCTGATGGATTAAACAGCGTAGACCTAGGTAACGGAGCTTCATACAACCCGTCTGAAGCTTTAAACATGTATTTCCAAACTGGTAGTGTTGTTGGTCGTAGCTATACTGAAGATGGTGAGTATAACCATTCTAAAGTGCCTATTCAAGAATTAAACAGTAGTGGTTCTAATGCTAAGATTAGTAGTCTTATAAGTATGTATAACTACAACTTAAATATGCTAAGAGCAGCTACAGGATTAAATGAAGCTAGAGACGGAAGTAGTCCAGACCAATATGCTTTAGTAGGTGTGCAAAAACTAGCTGCTTTAAATTCAAATACAGCTACTCGTCATATTATGTTGTCAGGTGTTAATCTAACTACAAGATTATGTGAGGCTGTGTCTTATCGTATATCTGATATATTAGAATACGCACCATTTGCAAGTGACTTTGCAAAGATGATTGGAAGGAACAACGTGCAAATTCTTAATGAAATCAAAAACTTACATCTTCACGATTTCGGTGTGTACATTGACTTAGAGCCAGATGAAGAACAAAGACAGCTTTTAGAACAAAATATTCAGCAGTCTATATCTGCCAAAGTTATTGAACTTGATGACGCTATTGATATTAGAAGCATACGTAACATTACTCTGGCTAATACACTACTTAAAATTAGAAAGCAGCGTAAGCAGAAAATGGACATGCAACTGCAGAAAAGAAATATTGATATGCAAACGCAATCAAATGTTCAGTCTACTCAAGCAGCTTCTAAAACACGTATGCAAGAATCGCAGATGGATATGAAGTCTGCTACTCAGTTAGAGCAACTCAAGGCTCAAATACGTATGCAGGAAATGGAGAAAAAAGCAGAAATTGATAAAGAACTTCTTGAGACGAAATACATGTTTGAAATAAAACTGAAAGAGGCAGAGGTCCAATCGGTTAGAGGAAGAGACATGGAGAAAGAAGATAGAAAAGATAAAAGGACAGAGAAACAAGCTACTCAACAGAGCGCTATGATTGACCAAAGAAAAGCTGAGAGCGGGCCGAAAGACTTCGAAAGAAAAGCAGCACCTCAAGGCTTGGGTATGAGCGACTTAATGGGTGGTAATTTACCTTTGTAATTTTACATAAATTTGTAACAATTAAATTTAATTAAATATGGATGATGCAGCAAATGAATCAGCAGTTGACTATAAAGTCAATTTGTCTGAAGCAGCAAAAACCGAAGAAGTTGTTGAGGAAACGCAAACAACTGAAGCGTTAGAAGAAAAAACAGGTGAAGAAATACCTGTAGATTATTCTATTAAACAAGAATCAGTAGAGGAACCTGTTGAAGAATCTACTGAAGAAACAAAAGTAGAGAAGACTAGAGAAGAGATTTTTAACGACTTGTTGCAAGACAAATATCAAATAAAATCTGATGAACTAGAAAAGGTACTCTCAAAAAAAGAATCAAAAGAGCTTCCATCTGATGTTGAGAAGTATCTAGAGTATCGTGAGGAAACGAAGCGAGGTATGGAAGATTTCCTACAGCTTCAAAAAGATTATGCTGAGGTTGACGATTCAGAGATATTACGTGAGTTCTATCGTCAAACAAAGAATGGTCTTGATAATGAAGATATAGAATCTTTAATCGACGTTAAATTCGGTTACAATGAAGACTCTAGTGACACATTGGTTAAGACCAAGAAGATTGAAATGAAAGAGGAATTGTATAAAGCAAGACAATTCTTTGAGTCGCAAAAAGACAAATACAAGAAGCCGCTTGAGTCAAGTGAACTTCCATTGTCTGAGCAATCCAAAGAAGCTGTTGAGTTTTACCAATTATATAAGAAGCAAGAAGAGGAGCAATCAAAACGCTCTACGTCAGTAAGAAACCATTTTGAGGAGAAAACTAAATCTCTATTCAACGATGAATTCAAAGGTTTTGAATTTAAAATCGGAGAAGAGAAATTAGTCTTTAAACCAAAAGATATGAATGAAACTAAGTCACGTCACAGTGATTTAAATAATTTCATAAACGCTCATACTGATAAAGATGGTGTTTTGACGGATGCTAAAAAGTATCATACTGCTTTATCTATGGCTATGAATCCAGAAGCTTATGCTAAGTTCTTTTACGAACAAGGCAAGGCAAGTGCTATCGACAAGGTCGTTGGTCAGGGTAAAAACATAGATATGGGTGTACGCTCTAATATTGATTCTAGTAAGCCAGGTCCTAAATTTAGAGTTGTTAATGACAACTCTTCGTATACGTCTGGGTTAAAAATAAATAAAAGATAATCCTAAAATTAAATTATCATGGGACAAACAATCGCGTTTGGCGGAAATGGAACAGTAGCCGGGGCAACTAGCTTAACTCCAGCTCCAACACAAACATTAGCAAATGCTAATTATTTAACGAGCAGTGATTACGATTTCGCTCAGCAGTACCTACCGGACTTATATGAAAAAGAATTTGAGCGTTATGGAAATCGTTCTATAGCTTCTTTCTTACGTATGGTAAGTGCAGAACTTCCTACAACTTCTGACTTGATTAAGTGGAGTGAGCAAGGTCGTTTACACGTTCGCGCTACTGGTGCAGTTTCAAGTGCTTCTGGTAACAATACAATCACTGTAACTGCTCATAACTTCCGTAATGGACAAACAGTTGTTGTAAATAAAGCTGGTGGAAATGAGCTCAAGTGTTATATAACTGACGCTAGCGCTGCTAATACAATCGTAGTAGCCCCTTACGCTCAAGCTACTCTTACTACAGGTAGTATTTTTGCTGCAGCTGACGCAGTAGAAATCTTTGTTTACGGTTCTGAGTTTTCTAAAGGAAGCGCAGGAATGGAAGGTTCTATGGAAGCTTCTTTTGAGACAAAAGAAAACAATCCTATCATCATCAAGGACAAGTACGAAGTATCTGGTTCAGAGATGGCACACGTTGGATGGGTAGAAGTTACTACTGAAAATGGCGCAAGCGGTTATTTGTGGTATCTAAAATCTGAAAGTGAAACTCGTCTACGTTTCGAAGATTACTTGGAAATGGCAATGATTGAAGGAGAGCCTGCAGTTTCTGGTTCTGCAGCTATCGCTAGTACCAAAGGTACTAAAGGTCTTTTTCATGAAATCGCAACAGGAGGTAACACTACATCTGGTGTAATCACTGACCGTGATGACCTTGAAGCTTTTGCTAAAGTATTGGATAAGGAAGGTGCAATTCAAGAAAACGTAATGTTCGTTAACCGTTCAACTGGTTTTGACATTGACCGTGTCTTAGCTGCTCAAAACAACAGTGGTGCTTCTACAAGCTCTTACGGTATGTTTGACAACTCTGAAGACATGGCGTTGAACTTAGGTTTTACTGGTTTCCGTATCGGTTATGATTTTTACAAGTCTGACTGGAAATACTTGAATGACGCTACTACTCGTGGTAATAGTAATAGTTCAATTGATGGTGTAATGGTTCCAGCTGGTACCACTACAGTATATGACCAAGTATTGGGTCAGAACGCTAAGCGTCCTTTCCTACATGTTCGTTACCGTCAGTCTGCTATGGAAGACCGCAAGTACAAGTCTTGGATTGTTGGTTCTGCAGGTGGTGCAGCAACATCAGGCAAGGATAACATGGAAGTACACTTCTTATCGGAACGTGCACTTTGTGTTATGGGAGCAAACAACTTTATGTTGTTGAAATAGTATATATGTCCTCGCCTTCGGGCGGGGACTATATTTTTTAATCAAATTAAATTTAAATTAAATGGCAACAAATAAAACGAATCAAATCGGGTACGACTCAGTTCTTCCTGGTTTAACACAGAAAGCGCGTATATTCATATTGGCTAATCAAAAAAGCCCACTGCGCTATCAAATACAAACAAAACACGCTACTCGTAAACCTTTAACCCATTTTGATGGGCGTTTAAATAGAGCTTTACGATATGCTTCTAATCAAATATCTCCTTTCACAGATGAGCAAGATGGTTTTGTAACCCTTGAGCCAATAGTATTTATCGATGGTATTCTTAATGTGCCTGATTATGAAGTCAACTTGCAAAAGTTTTTGATGATTCACCCAAGATTTAATAATGAATTTTTAGAGTTTGACCCAGAGAAAAAAGCTGGAGATGAATTTGAAAAACTAAACGACGAATTAGACGCTCAAATAGCAATCAAAGAATTAAATATTGAAGAGCTTGAAGCTGTAGCTCGCGTTGCTTTAAAAGGCTCTGGTAGAAGTGTTAGTGATATGACTTCAACAGAGTTAAAAAGAGACATGCTTATTTGGGCTAAAAACAATACTAAAGAAGTTAGGATTTTACTTGATGACGAAAACATTAAATTAAGAAATGTTGCTGTTAGAGCTGTTGAGATGGGCATCCTTCATATTAAAGATGACCAAAGAACAATAACATGGGGTAGTGATAAAAGACAAAAAATCATTCAAACTCCATACGGTGACAATGTGTACAGTGCATTAGCTGCATATTTTAAAACTGATGAGGGGTTGGATGTTATGCAAAAAATCACCAACTTGTTATAGTCTTAAATAAATGGTCCTACTACTTGTAGGCATAGAGAGAGGTCGCTAAACGCGGCCTCTTTTTTTTTGTATTTTTGTTTAAAATATATCCCATGATAAACAGCGTCAGAAATACCGTGATGTTCTTGTTAAACAAGGATAACAGAGGATATCTAGCACCATCTGAATACGATTACTTTGCAAAACAAGCACAGCTAGAGATTTTCGAAGGATACTTTGCTGATTATTCAAGAGCAGTTTCCGGTCAGAATAGCCGTAAAAAAGCATTGAGTTATGGTGACTCAGTAATGCATATTCAAAATAAAATTGACACATTTTCTAAAAATGGAACACTAACATATACTGATGTTGGTCCAACGAGTGTTGGTGGTGTAGATGATTTTTTTAATATGCCCGAAGATTTCTACAAGCTAATTAATGTTACATATGGCGGTAAGGTTGTTCAGGAAGTAGCTAAGTATCGTTTTGAGATGCTATTAGATAGCAACATTACTGCTCCAACAGTTTCTTTTCCTATTTACAAAAGAGAAGCGCAAAAGATTTTTGCTCGTCCTTTAAGTATATTTTATACAGGTACAACTCCACAGGGGGCTGAGACGCCTTTGAAAATGAACTATATTAGAAAGCCTATAGACCCACACTGGGGATACAACACTATTGGCGGAGACCCCGTTTATAATTTAGATAGTAGTACAGATTTTGAGATACCATCTTCGGATGAAACAGAATTAGTAATTAAGATATGTAATTATGCAGGCTTAAACATTCGCGAAAAAGATGTTGTAGCATTTACTCAACAATTGGAAAATCAAGATTTCCAAAAAGAAAACATATAACAAATGGCAAAAGTCGGTGTAGACATTACTCAATATGAGTACTATCAGAACAATGGTAAT